ATAGTGTCAGAAATTACTTCTGAGGCTCCTATCGCAACCGAAGCGGTAGAAGCGACACAGGCTCCAGTTGTAACAGCAAACTACATGGCATATACAAAGCCAAGAGTTGATCTAAATGTTACAGCAGGACAATATCTAAACGCACAAATCAAAGCACTTAGTGGCGACACCGATGCTCGTGATTTAGTAGCAGCATTACAAATTGCAACTGTTTCTGAGAACACAGGAATGGTTCCGCCAAATTATTTGCGTGATGTAATCGGAGTTATTGATTCATCCCGTCCATTCATCGATTCAATCGAGCGTGCTCCACTTCCAGCATCAGGAATGAAAATATTCACTCCTAAACTTGGCACTCAAGCGACTGTTGCACAAACTGGTGAGGGCGTTGAGTTTTCATCAACTGATACAGTTGTAACTTTCCAAGAAGACAATATTGTTAAGTTTGCAGGCGCAAATGTAGTCAATGTTGAATTATTTGATCGTTCAGACCCATCTTTCGCTGACCTTTTGGTTCGTGAGTTAGCAGCATCTTATGCACAAAAGACAGATGCTTATGCAGCAAACATTGCAGCACAAAACTCAATTGGTTCAACCGGATCATCTATTTACAAAGCCATCGCTGATGGAATTGCAGATTCTTATGGCGTTATGCGCTTTACACCAAACCGCCTATTGGTTGCTCCTTCAGGTGGACAAAATGATATTGATTTCGCTGGATTGCTTGGCGCAGTTGATGGATCACAGCGTCCACTATTCGCAGCCGCTGCTCCACAAAATGCTGGCGGATTAATTTCACAAGGCTCAACAGCAGGAACAGTTGCTGGTCTTTCATTAGTCGTTGATCCTAACTACACAGGCAACGATGCAGGTGCTAAGTATGGATTAGTTTATCCATCAGCAGCAATGCGATTCCATGAGAGTGGCACAATTGAACTTCGTGCCAACTTGGTTGCTAACGGACGCATCGAAATCGGTCTTTATGGTTATGTAGCCGTAGTGAACCGCTTCCCAACTGCATTCCGTTATTTAACAGTAGCGTAATTTAACTGAGTGCCTGAGGTTGCTCCCGATCTCAGGCATCCATTAATGGGAGTAAGGAGATGACATGCCAAGCATAATTACAGCCACCGAGTTGCGATCTATCCTTGGTGTGTCGTCTGCTTTATACAACGATACCTATCTTGATGGCATCATAGATACAAGTGAAGGCATAATCCTTCCAATGTTAGTTACATTTAAAAGCCCAATTGAAAAAGTGTCGCTGACAGATAATGTCGCCACTTTCACTACACTAGGAATTCATGAATTTACCCAAGGACAATCAGTTGTCATCGCAGGATGCGGAACACCATACAACGGAACAAGAGTTGTGCTGGCAGACAATCTTGGACAATATACCTTTTCAGCATCGATCACTAATGCCGATTTACTCGAGGCTAATGTCATCCCATCCGGAACTGCTACCCTTTCTGGCGCATCAACTTATGTTGGAGTCCAGCCTGTTCGATCAGCAGTCTTTGCCGTTTCAGTCGAAGTCTTTCAATCAAGAATTGCAGCCGGAGGACAAATAGAGGGTGTAGATTTTAGTGCAACGCCGTTCCGTCTTGGCCGATCGCTTTTTAATCGGTGCGTAGGATTATTAGGCGCATACATAGATGTTGAAAGCATGGCTCAATAAATGCCAGCATCAACAATTCTTTCATCAGTTCGCACGCCATTAGCAACCGCTTTAGGCAGCGTTACTGGTAGCGTTTATAGTTATGTTCCAGAATCCGTTTATCCACCAGCAGTCGTTTTCGTGCCTTCATCGCCGTATCTTGAAATTGAAACAATTGGCAAGTCATCTGTTAGATGTAAAGTCAATATGACAATCACAGCCATAGTTGCTTACAACAGCAACCCAGCATCGTTGGACAATATGGAGCAATTAGTAATGAGTATTCTGGCAGTTATCCCATCGGGGTATGTTGTCGGATCAGTTGAACAACCAACAGTTCAACAAATCGGATCATCAACAATGTTGATTTCTGATATAAATGTATCAACCTATTACACACAGACAAACTAAGGAGCAAGATGCCTACGACAGTTATTACCGGTCGAGATATTACCTTCACCATTGGCGGTAATAATTTCGATGCTCAAGTTACAACCGCAACTTTAGAATGCGAGAGAAATCGTGTTCGCTATGAAACTTTGGATGGAGCATCATTCAAGGTTATTGATGACAACTGGACATTCAACATCAGCATGCTTGCTGATTGGGGTGCTACCGGATCGCTTTGTGAGATTCTTTGGGGAGTTGCTGAGAGCGCACCAAACACAGGTATCTCAACAGTATTCACAGCAGCAACGGGTGCAGCATTTACTTTCCAAATTCTGCCTAACTTCCCTTCAGCCGGAGGAACAGCACCAGATGCACAAACTCTTGATTTGAGTTTCCAAGTTATTGGAACACCAGCAGAATCATTTAGTTAATAAGAAATCGGGAGCAAAATGAAACTAAATATAACAATTGAATACAACTCAGGCGAGCAAGCCACTTATGTAGCCCAACCGCCTGAGTGGGCAAAATGGGAAAAGCAGACAGGACACACCATTGGTCAAGCATCCGAGAAGTTGGGCGTTTGGGATCTTATGTTTCTTGCTTATCATGCACATAAGCGAGAACTTGGTGCAGCCAAACCCATCAAGCCAATGGATATTTGGATGGAAACTGTTGCCGATGTAATTGTCGGTGATGCAGACCCAAAAGCCACCCAGCAGGAAGCCTAAGTAGATTATTGGTTGAGTTGGCAATAGCCACACAAATACCAATGAGCGAATGGGTTGAAGCAGAGGACATTTTAACAGCGATCGAGATATTGGAGAAACGGAATGGCAACTAGCACCCAACCTCTAATAGTCTATGATAAAAGAGAACTAAATTCATTTGCCAAGGTAATTAGAAACATGGGTGATATTGCCGTTCAAGAAACCAAGCGCAGGGTTGGCGAACTGGCTCAAAAAGAATTAACAGAGATTCGCAGAATTGCTGCATCAAGAGGCAAGGTTGCTGATCGTATCGCCCAAGGCGGTAAAGTAAAAAAGTCATCCGTACTTGGTGAAATATCTTTTGGTTTTGCTTCTCAAAAGTTTTCAGGTGGAGCAACAACTCAATTTAATACTCGCAATGATACAAAAGGCAATCGACTTGGTATTGGCGCAGCACATGAATTTGGATCTAAGAATTATCCCCAATTCCCAAGATGGAGTGGGCCAATGCCTAAAGGTTCAGGATCAAGAGGATATTTCATTTATCCAACAATTAGATTCTTGCAACCAACTATAATCAAAGAATTTGAACAAATTATTTTGGATATAAGAAAAGAGTTTGCTGATGGCAGGTAATAGCAGAACCTTAACCCTTGCACTTGCAGCCGATATTGATGGCTTAAAAAAAGGCTTAGATGATGCAAATAAGGTTGTAAATAAATCAGCCGATCAGATTACGGATTTTGGCAAAAAGGCTGCTTTGGCTTTTGCAGCCGTTGGTGCAGCAGCGACAGCATTTGCAATTCAAGCCGTTAAAAATGCCGCTCAAGATGAGGCTGCTCAAAGAAAACTTGAGGAAACAATAAAGGCATCAACCAATGCCACAGTTGCTCAAACTAAAGCAGTTGCTAATTATATTGACCAAACCTCTATTGCTATTGGTGTAACTGATGATGAGTTGAGGCCGGCATTTGCCAGATTGGTCAGATCCACTAACGATGTTGAAAGAGCGCAAGAACTCCTTAACCTTGCTTTAGATATTACCGCTGCAACCGGCAAACCTTTAGAGGCGGTTTCTAATGCCCTAGGAAAAGCATACGATGGCAATGCAACTTCATTAGGTAGGTTGGGCTTAGGTCTAGATCAAAACATACTTAAATCAAAAGACTTTGATCTTATTTACCAAAACCTTACTAAGACCTTTGGAAATTTTGCAGAAAATGAAGCACAAACTACCGAGGCTCAATTCAGGCGAATTCAAATTGCCGTTGATGAAGCAAAAGAAAGTATTGGTGCTGCTTTACTACCTTTGGTTCAGCAACTTGCTGCTTTTATTTTATCTACTTTAGTGCCGGCCTTGAATCAATTTGTTGCAGGTCTAACCAAAACTGAATTGACTGCTGGTGAAGCAGCAACAGGAGCATACGAATTTGGGCAACAATTAAGATCAACCATTGAATTTATCATTACCATAAAAGATGAATTGTTAATACTTGGCGGCATTATTGCGACTGTATTTGTAGCCAATAAAATAATTGCATTTGTAGCAGCAGTTCAAACATTGATTACCGCAATGGTTGCTTTAAGAGCAGCAGCAACCGCTGCAAGCGTGGCAACTGCTTTTGCAACCGGTGGAGGATCTATCGCTGCCGGTGCCGTTGCTTTGGCTGCTGCTGGTATCGCAACCGGAGTTGTAAGTAGTGCTGTTTCTGGAGGCAATGCTGCAAATACTGCATCGAAGGCTACTGCTGGTCAATTGGCTACTGGAGCAGCAAGGGCTGGCACGACAGTAAATAACATCACAGTTCAATCAGTAGATGCTGAGGGATCTGCCAGAGCCGTTGCTAAAGTATTAAATGACAGCGCATCAAGATCAACCCCACAACTTTACAATTCAGGAATCACTAGGGCTAGATAATGACAGTTTGGACACCTGATTGGAAATTATCGGTTGCCGGTGTTGATTACGAAAACATCACTATTGCCGATATTGCCCATCAAGCAGGGCGAGATGATATTTACACTCAACCAAATCCATCTTATTTACAAGTTGAGGTTGTAGCACTTTCTGGCCAAACTTTACCATTTGAAATTAATGATGGTTTAACTTTGCAGGTAAAAAATAGTGCTGGAACTTTTGTTAGTTTATTTGGTGGAAACATAACCGATGTAACTGTTGAGGTAAGAAATACCGGATCGGTTTCTAATGTAATAAGTTACACGCTTTTAGCAATGGGCAGTTTGGTCAAACTTGCCAAAGAAATTTATACAGATAACTTATCGCAAGATATTGATGGAGATCAAATTTATACTTTACTTTCATCATCATTATTAAATACTTGGAATGAAGTACCGGCAGCGGAAAATTGGTCAGGTTATTTAGCAACAGAAACTTGGGCAAATGCGCAAAACATTGGTTTGGGTGAAATCGATGCAGGTCTTTACACAATGTCAAGTAGGTCGGCTAATCCTGACACTATTTACAATATCGC